CCTCCACGCGCCCCAGTCGGTGGAGACAGCAACAGAATTAAGAGAAATTGCGGCGGTCCCGCTACAAATTGTAAGCCCCCGTGAGTCGGTACCGATTGTGTCAGTCGTTCAGGATACGCTGGTGGGTGCCAACCGCTTTACCCGCGCAAATGTGCTTTTCACAAAGAAGGAGGCAATGAATCTACTGGTTCACGCCAAGCGGTGGGAAGGTAAGCTGCCAGAGCCGGTAACCACCAGCCCTCAGCCGATGTGGTCAGGTCAGCAGCTCCTATCAGCACTTCTACCGCCAGTCAGCCTTCAGATGCCGAATAGCAGCTACACGGATGAGGATAAGAAGAACCCGCAGTCGCCGAACCTTGTCAAGATTCTCAACGGTGTGATTGAGCAGGGTATATTGGATAAGTCGGTGTTTTCCAAGCAGCTCATTCACATTATTTACAACGACTATGGACCAGATATTACGGTGGACTTCCTTGACAGTCTACAGGCGATGATTGCGAATTTCCTGATGAACAGCGGTTTCTCGGTCGGTATTAGCGATTTGATTGCCGATCAGGCAACCAATGACGAAATCAGTATTGCACTCAACAAGCTGACGAAGACGATCGAGGAGCAGATTCTTCAGCTCCATACCGGTCTCTTCGAGAACTCAAGTGGTCGCAGCAATCAGGAGGAGTTTGAGTCCAAGGTAATGAGTACACTCAATAAGGCTGTAGGTGAGGCAGGAAAGATTGGCTTGAAGTCCCTTGCCGATACAAACCGCATGACAAACATGGTAAAGGCAGGTTCGAAGGGCTCAGATGTGAACGTTTCGCAGATGATTGCCACGCTGGGTCAGCAGGCTATTGAGGGTAAGCGTGTACCGAACGGCTTCCAGCACCGAACATTGCCCCACTTCAAGCGGTTTGACGACTCAGCAAAAGCGCGTGGTTTCATTACCAGCTCGTACATCAAGGGACTCCAGCCCGATGAGTTCTTCTTCCACGCTATGTCGGGTCGTGAGGGTCTTATTGATACTGCCGTTAAGACCGCCGATACGGGTTATATGCAGCGCCAAATCCGCGTTGCTCTGGAAGACCTGATTACCCAGCACGACGGCTCAGTACGGGATACCAATGGCAATATGCTACAGGTATCCTATGGCGAGGATGGTATTAATGCGACGAAGCTGGAGAATCAGCCGCTTCCCCTATCCACAATGAGCGATTCTGATATTATTGCCTATGCCGCTGCGCCAGGTGCCTCTAAAGAAAAGGCGTACCAGGATGCGATGATTGAGGATCGCCGTATTATTGTGGAGAAGGTGTTTGGATCAAAGCCGCAGAAGAACGTCCGCTCGCCCGTTCACCTGGAGCGCCTAATCTTTGCGATCAAGTCGCAGTTTAATTTGGATACTGCCAACGGCGCCGCCCTTGCCTCCCCTACTGCCGTGTTAGAAGCACAGGAAAAGATTCTAGCGAAGACGCACGCACATAATAAGATTTGGGCGGCACTGGTGCGCTACCACCTTGCGCCTTCCCGCCTTGCCAGCATTGGCTACACGCAGCCAGCACTGGATGCTCTTGCCGAGGAGATTGTTCTCAAGCACTGGAAGTCGTGGGTGGAGCCTGGACAGCCTGTCGGTGTGATTGCTGCGCAGTCAATCGGTGAGCCAGCGACGCAGATGACGCTCAACACATTCCATTTAGCTGGTGTAGCAGCCAAGTCAAATATGACGCGAGGTGTACCGCGTCTCAAGGAGTTGCTCAAGGCAACCCGCAATCCAAAGGCGATTGAGTTGAATATTTCACTCCGTCGTGATATTCGCGATAAGAAGGAGGAAGCCCGTCGTGTCTCAAAGGAACTAGAGTTCACGCTACTCCAAGATATTGTTACGGTTGCGCGTATTTACTACGACCCCCGTGACAATGAGACGCTTATTGCGGACGATGCCGATTGGCTTGCGTATTTGGCGGCGTACGAAAAGGCAACGGCACCGTTAGCCGCGGCGGAGGGTGTGACACATGATCCTCTCAGTTCAACACCGGTCACGGAGGAATCTGCTCCAGTCCAGGAAGAGCCAAAGTCACCGTGGATTCTGCGGTTTGAGCTGGATCGCGAACAAATGTTCAATAAGAATATTACAATGGATGACATTGCGCTCATTCTCAAGACAAAGTTCAGCAGTGATATTACAAGCATTTACACGGATTACAACGCAACCCGTCTTGTCTTCCGCATTCGCCTGACGAAGACCGATACGGCAAGCGATGATCTGAATACGCTTAAGTCGCTGCAAAACAAGGTACTGTCTTGTACGGCGATTCGCGGCATTCCTGGTCTCCGCTCGGTGAATTACCAGAAGGTGGCGGATACAGTGGAGCTCCGCGACGGTAAGTACATGCCGGCGGAGCAGTATGTGCTTATTAGCGACGGCTCGAATTTCCTGGATGTTATGACGCATCCTGATGTGGACCCATCGAAGCTCATTTCTAGCAACGTTCACGATATGTTTGCGAATTTGGGCATTGAGGCAACGCGGGCAACGCTCTACAAGGAGATTACGACACTGTTTGCCGAGTCTGGCAGCTCGGTGAACTACCGCCACGTTTGTATATTGCTGGACAAGATGTGCCACAAGGGACGTACAATGAGTATTGACCGCTACGGTATCAATAAGAATGATATTGGACCGCTGGCAAAGATGTCGTTTGAGCAGACGGAGGATATTGCGCTGCGTGCCGCCATCTTTGGCGAGCGGGACCCTGTACTAGGCGTCAGCTCTAAGGTGATGCTGGGTGCGCCGATTAAGGCGGGCACTGCCTTCTCTGAGCTTCTGTTTGACGAGACGACGGCAATTAAGTTCGCGGAAGATACCCCCGAACAGCACCCTGTTGAGTACGATAGCTTAGCTCCATACACTACGGATGAGATGAATGACGCACTTTATGGTGCCGATGACAACGGCGAGTGCTCGACCACAAATCTCCGTATTCCGGTCAGCCTACCTACAATGAGCCAGCACGCCGCGGTATCAATGGAAACGGTCAACGAAGAGGAGACGGAGGGTGATGATATTGCGATTTACGAATAATCCAGTCCCCCAGTAGATGGAGGTTGGCTATAAGGTATTTCCGCGAGGAAAGCGTTACGCTTATATAATGATGAACGGCAAACCCGTCTTTTTGCGTAATATTGTATTTATTCACAACGAAGAGAATCCCAGTCAGATAGTCATTGTACACGAGTGGGGAATGTCGGATCAACGGTGGGAGCCGCCGAAGGGTCAGTTTGAGTGGGACGAGCTGGGCGCAACACGTAAAGGTGTTATAATGCCGTATAGGCAAATTCTTGGAGCAATGCGACGAGGAATTCTGCGCGAGACAAAGGAGGAGGCAAAAATTATGCCTAGTGAACTTATCAATTTAACTCCGCTGAATACAGGATATTCGCAAGATTGGCCAGAATCCAATGTGCCGAACGCAATGTTTATGTATCAGTTCTGGCGCGCCACTATTACACCTGCCACTATGTTAGAAGCTCAGAAACGCACAAAAGAGCTGGTTGACAATAAGGATTGGCGTCACCTTTTGCCACCCGATGTATTGGAAAAGGATGATATACGTTGGTGGTCGCCAAATATGCCGAATGCGTATAAGCATATTCGTGGAGGTTTTTCACAAAAAATGACGGCGCTTTATTTTGAATTGCTGGATAAATTACGGAAGTAATAATATGGATTACAAGGTGCTAGAGGTATGGGGGTCCGGTGGACCATCATCAATCCCGCTAAGACCTAATACGGATTTATATCCTGTAAAACAAGTGTATGTTTGCGCATTAGAGAATCGTGCGCTACAGCAGGCAAAAAACGAGATTAACCTGTTTTACCAGGAGGGAAAATGGGACGATTATAAGAAGGTAACAAATCCTTACGAGTATATCTTTCTTTCGTGGAATCGTCGATCATCTCGGTCGGTTGCGACTCGTCAGCCCATTTCGCGTTCCTATTTCAAAATGATTGAGATGTGGAAGCGATTGGATCTTACTGCCGAACTGGCACCGCTAGTGAAGCGTAATGTAGGTATTGGGTTAAGAACCGTACACGCAGCGGAGGGTCCTGGTGGATTCATTGAGGCGTGCCTAGTTAGTGCAACAAGAAATATGGTAAAGCTTGATGATTGGGGATATGTTGGTACCAATGCCATTACACTACGATCGGATGCGAAAAATGTACCTGGGTGGCGTAAGGCGGCAAAGTTTCTGGCGTACTGGCCGCAGATAACAATTCATGACGGAGAGGATGGTACAGGCAATATTCTTCGAAAGGCGAATCAGGACCATTTTGTAAAGTGGTCAAATCTACGAAATCCAAATGGCGCTCATCTTTACACAGCGGATGGCGGATTTGATTTTAGTAGTGACTACAACGCGCAGGAGGATTCCATCTTTCCGCTACTGCTTGCAGAGGCAATTATTGGACTTAAGGTGCTTGGCAAGGGCGGTTTTATGATTATTAAGTGCTTCGATACAACGGAACAGCCGACATTGGACTTGCTGTGGCTGCTAAGTCGTGCGTTCCGTTCGTGGGGCATTTCCAAGCCGAATACATCGCGTTCTGGCAATGCGGAGCGCTACTTTATCGGAAAAGGGTACTTGGGACCCTCATCGGATATTATTAATTTGCTGGACGCGTATCAGGCAAAGCAGCAATTTACGTTTCCTATACTTTCGCATCCTGTAGAATGCGAATCATGGAAGCCGACTATGGACCTTATTCGGCAGCTTCAGACGGATATTGAGCAGATGGAAATTATCGTTATTCGACAAACGCTGGATCTTATAAAAACGACGGATCCGACCGTTATTGAAAAACTAGTACGTGAAAATGTGAATCGTTCTATTGAATGGTGTCAAAAGCACGATGAGGAGATTACAATGACATGGGTGAACGAAATGGATAAGAATGTTGCAAAGGAGACACAGGATCTACTTAATATTCTCAATCCTCCGCCGCATAACATTCCGTATTCTTATGCGAATTGGACACATAAGAGTACAATAACAAATACGCTTGTATTTGATAACTTTCGTATGGGAGAATCGGCGCCAGCGCAGACTTTAGTTGTAAATCCATTTATGCGACTCAAAACGGTAAAGCCGATGAATATGTTTGGGTCATCAGTTACTTCTTAGATTTATCCTTCTTAGCCTCGCCAAGCTGCGGCTTGACAATGCGGTCAACAAGCATAGTTCCCACATTAACAGATGCGTTATGCTGGGAAATATTACCGCGTTCAATCTTATCCAACTGGTCAACCATCATTGCAAGAATATCCCGACGGTAATCCTTTTTTAACAGCATTGCGAAGATGCTAGGAAATTCCTTTTGATATTCGGCAAAATCGGTACTGATTTGCACAGGAGTCTTGGTTTTCATAGCCTCTTCAATATCAAGAATCATTTCACGAGCGCGTTGGGATTTGGTGGACATCTATCTCCTGTTCTTCTTATTCTTTTTCCAAATAATAAACGCTCCCCATAGTAAGACATGCGCCGCAAAAGCAGCAAACGCCAGTCGCGTCGTAGGGTCGGTGGTGCCGATATTGGTGTAGATAAGACAACCGGCGTTCTTTTACCGGGTCAGGAAAGTTCACTTGCCGGTATATTACCAACGACAACATGGGGGTCGTGGGCAAATTATCCGGGTGCGTTAGCGTGGTCGCCAAATACACAGGCTCCTCCACCACTTGCAAATGGAGGGCTTTATACAGGTCCGCAGTCAACGGGAATATGGGCGTCACAGCCCTTTCCCGCCACACAGTACGGCGAAATGGCGGAGGCAACAAAGGTCGCAGGGAATCCCGACGTTTTCTTCCAACAGCGTCCTAATGATAATACGGGTGCAAGCTTTGCACCGTTTGTATCAGTGCCATTAAGCAGTGAGCATTATAGTGCTATGATGCCGGCAAAAGTGGGTGGTAGACGCCGAGCCAGCCGTAAGACTCGTCGCAACCGCAATCGCAAATCTAGGAAACTAAGTCGTAGACATAAGTAAGGGAATGGCAACTGCTGCAAATACCAATTTAACGTACAATGTAGATCCGCGCCTGCCCGTGGGCGATGGACTCAATATATCAGATCCCTCCCATCCTAAAAACGTTATCAAGAATCTACTACAAACACAGAATCAGGCAACAACAGATTCCTACTATGATAATACGCCTCAGCGGTTACCAACAGGCGTACACGAAGGGTTTGCGCCTCCTTGGACAGAATCTGTGATGACAAATCCGGCACAAACCCAGCATATTTTTCTTGTGTCAGCAATACTAGCCATTATATTATGTCTTGTATTTGTAGAGCAGGCGTCACACCTATTTATTAAAATCGCAATTGTACTTGTAATGGTTTTATGTATCCATTATCTGCTTGCGAGACTCGAAAAGCGAACTGTGTAGACTTTTTTAGCAGCGGCTACGCGAAATAGCATATCCTCTAGGCGTGATTTATGAAGGTACATCTTATTGTCAATACGTGGTACCGTCTCTACGTCCTCAACCTCAAAATGAAACTTAAGGCTAAAGGACGCAAAATACGCCGTAATACGTGCTACGTCCTCTTCAGAAATAAGCGCAATCGTAATGGGCGGCGGATACCAGGACTTGAGAATCTCAGTCATTGTAATCAGAAGGACTTCAAAGAGCGCTTGAATGTCGCCATCAGTATCAATCTCAAACTGAACACTGTTAGGTGGACCCGGCGGCTTCTTCAAAAGCTCTGCTACAAACTCTACGATTTCCTCGTTGCCGTTCGACATCTATACATCAGTCAATCCGCGATTATTTAGACCCTTTCCCAGCGCTGCTAAGAAACTACCTTCACCGCACTATGTATAAATGTATCACACGCTACAACCAGAACCATAACAACTGCGATTGCCGTGCCTACGGCAAGCGTTGCTGCCTGTCGTGTATCACGATTGACAGCAATATTTGCTAGCCCTAAAAATGGATCAACGATTGTTTCCGTGTTACCAGTGAGTTTCTGTTCTGCGCGGGTTATTACACACCCAAAAAGCCATTGGCTTGCCATAACAACTAATGCGACAGCCAGAATTATAAGGCGACCTGGGTGATGAGATGGAAGTATAAAAAAGAGAGAGATGACGGAGCCAATAATCATAGGATGGAGAGCCATAAGAGCTTGTCCGTGTGCAATATCACCGCCGGGCAACCAGAAAAAGACAACACGTGTAAGCGCAATAATAACCGCTATTAAACCATCGCGAATTTCCCGTAAAATTTGTTTTGGTTTACTAATATTACTTACATCGGCTGTAGTATTGTTCATTTGGATCTTACTTGAAAACCCGATTATAATATAGGAGATATGCCGAAGTCAAAGCTGCCACATATGTCGTGGTCAATGATTATACTTATACTAATCCATACGGCAAGTCTAATATTTTTCCTCTATAACTATTTCAGAACTCCACCGCCCCCATCTACACTTGTGATTAACTTAGATACGCGCAAAGATAAATGGGAACTAATCCAAAAGGAATTTGCAAATTGGTCACCGCCTATTGAACGTATGTCAGCGATTAAGTACTCACCCGGTTGGAAAGGTTGTACGCTATCACATAGAAAGGCAATAGAAATAGCAAAAAAGCGTCACTATCCGTGGGTACTTATTGCGGAGGACGATTGCCAACTCACTTCAGACGCTCAAGAACGGTTTCATGCGCTTCTGCCGTATCTTTGGAAACATCAGCACCGCTGGGATGTATTTCTAGGAGGTGTAACACAGCTAACAGAGTCGAAGGTTGTATCAAAAACACCCCCACTATTCAAAGTAAAGGGATTTACTACTCATTTTTGTTTGATACACAGGGCGGCATATAATAAGATCTTACGCCATATGCCAAGTGATCCGAACAAAATGAAAGATCCTGTAGATGTATGGTATAGAGACCATCTACGCCTTTGGACAACGGTGCCATTTTTAGCAGTTCAACAGCCATCATATAGTGATATAAATAAGAAAGAAATGAATTATACAGAATCGTTTGATAATGCGGAAAAACTATTAAGAAAACTTATTAAATAACAAAAGATGGAGTGTCCTCCTATACTTGTGATTAATCTTGACCATCGTGCCGATAGATGGGAACAGATACAAAACGAATTTAAGGATTGGTCAGTGCCTCTAGAACGTGTTTCCGCTGTTAAATACAATCCTGGTTGGATAGGATGTTATTTATCACACATAAAATGCGTAAAAATAGCAAAAGAACGTAATTATCCTTGGGTGTTAATTGTTGAAGATGACTGTATATTAGAACCCGATACAAAAAGGCGGTTTACAACAATTTTACCTTTTCTATGGAATACACGCACGCATTGGGACCTTTTTATGGGTGGTATGGCGTGTGTCGATGGATGTAGTTTAATAGATAGTAAATATAAGATTGTTCAGGCAAGAGGATACGACACCCATTTTTACTTGATACATAATGATAAATACAATCGTATACTCGATATTATGGACCGAAATCCGATTGATATAACCGACCCTTGCGATAAATATTACCGTACGTTTATGCGCCAATGGACAATACATCCATTTTTGGCAAGACAACATATTGGAATAAGTGATATTACTGGAGATGTAAAAAGAGGTAGTGAAGATGCGTATACGCGCGCTGAATTGGTTATTGGTGTTATCGCATATAATACGGATGATAAACAATTAATCAAACATACTCGCCCACTTACCTACAATGATTTATTCTATGACAGTCCTACTATACAATTTCCACCTATACTTGTTATTAATCTTGATCATCGTACCGATAAATGGGAACAAATACAACACGATTTTGCGGATTGGTCAGTGCCTCTAGAACGTGTATCGGCAATCAAGCACGATCCTGGATGGAAAGGTTGTTATTTATCACATATTAAATGTGTAAAAATCGCAAAAGAGCGTAATTATCCGTGGGTGCTTTATTTAGAAGATGATTGTATGCTCAAACCAGATGCAAAAGAACGCTTTAAGGAACTACTACCCTTTTTATGGAATAATCGTACACATTGGGATTTTTTTATGGGCGGTCTTGCATGCTTAATTGGAGGTGCGGTCGTATCCAAAGAAAATCGCATAGTTATGGCACAAGGATTTGGTGCGCACTTCTGTTTAATACACCGTGATACTTACGATCGTATATTAGACTTAATGGATAAGAGTGTCGAAGAACTAGATGAACCGTGTGATTGGTATTTTCGTAATTATATGCGTATGTGGACAACAGTCCCATTTATAGCACAACAGCAATCTGGAATGAGTGATATCAGTAATGTATATAAGGATAGTCTCGATTTATACGCCGAAGCAGAACAAGCTCTTAGCAATATATTATAATCATCGGATAACAAATATCAAATCATATAATGATATGATACTTGAAAAATAGAATTTGCCTTCTTGCGGAATCGAACCGCAGACCTTCTGCTTACGTTGTTGGAGCGACTTAGTCACGACAATACAAGGCAGACGCAATACCACTATGCTAAAAAGGCTTCAAGAAGATACACATGTCGTCGCCTTAAATCGCCTCGAGGCTAGTCCATAAACAGCAGATTCGACAGACCGTTTTGGAAACGTATCCAGTTGGTGCCGACCACAAATAGCGAAACTGTCCATTCGCCATCAGAGGAACCACCTGGTGGTGCCACAACTAGGCTGAGTTTCATATCTACGCGATCGGGATTAAGGGTGCCACTGGGGTCAAATTCAGCAGGCTTTTCGGCGAAATTATACGCATAGATATAATTGCCATAACCACGTATACCACCGGGCAGCGGCATATTGCCGGTGGCGCGCCACCATCGTTCAGGTTGGTCTGCCCATACAGCTGTGCCCACCATCAGGGTTGCGTGTACAAGTAACGGGCGATAGGGATTCCAGGTAGGATTATACTCATTCTCCAAAAGTGCCGAGTAGTTATTCCAGTCATTGAATTGCTGAACTGACGCATTGCGTCGTAGGAAGAAAATCAACTGCCGAATGGGACCGTTTGCTGTGGTAATTGGCAATTGAATCTTAATCGTATTACTAATTGATGTGTTGGTAACGTATTTAATCGGCTCGGCAAATCGCGTTTCAACTACCTGTTCCATCATAATTTCGTGAACTTGATGCATATACGCCTCACGTAATTCACCATCAATTTGGGAAATACCGCATACTAAATCTGCTGTTTGAAATCCAGGTACCCCATAACCAACCGCGATTGTTTCGAATTTACGAAATGGATATAAATAATCGCGTACTTGGAATGTTGTTCCTAGTGGAGTTTCGTCACAAGTTAGTGGCGCACTGACCTTGCGAATGACTTCACTAAAGGGACGAAGTGTGATGTGAAAACGAACTGTATTAGGACCACTTGAAGATATTAGAGGAAAAGCAGTATTGACGTGTTTCGCAAACCAAAATGGCAAATAACAGTATACATATCCATCTTCACTCGGTAAAATATTATTCACACCTGGTGTCGTATATGAATTGTAGATTCCGTCATCATATGCTACACCGGTCGTTACACTATGATTCATCTTATTCCAGGTATTGATCCAGTCGCCGCTAAACGATTCAATAATAACGCCATCGACTTCCATTTCAGCTTTCTCAATAGCAATTGTACCGAGACTTTTTGCCCAAATGAAAAAGTCGGCTGTATCGATGGGCACATAGTTTTGAACATTGGGTCCGATACGTTTAGCGGTATCTCCAGGTAACCAGGGAAGCGGCTTGAGACGTAGCGCAATCCAGTTAAGGAAGTCGCCCTGCCAGGGCCAAGGAACTTCAAAGGTAATGCGTTGCCCCCAGTTTGGCGAACCTTGGAAGGTCCAGGTGGCGACATCTTGGGTAAAGTTATGGTAGGGCTTATTTTCGGGACGGAACTTGGTTTTATCCGCATTTGGTGGATAGACATATTCATCAAAATCGGAACGATCAATCAGTGAGACGATCTTCTTTAGTTCGCCGACAGGCTTAGCGGACGCCATTGCTTACGTCTTCTAGTATGTACTTTAGATAAACCGGGCTTTAGTTTGTCCACTGGCTTTCGCATACATTACAAATATACTGGAACTTGAGATTTGTGGGGTCAGTCTTAATGTAGATGACGTCACGTAGGTCAGGATTCGCAACGGAGGGGCAGGCAGTATTGCGGCAACTAATGGTCTTGACATGTGGAAGGGTCGGGTCCTGGCGCGTATAAGCATTCACGGTGATACCGGATGCAGCACCGCCGGCGCTGCTACCGGAGCGGAAGTTTGTTTCTAATACAAGGGCGTCCATCTTTGTAGTGGGCTTAAATGGCTCGGAATGTCCGCAGGCATTACACTTGAGATTTGCTCCCGCAGGTGTAATATCGTAACCGTACATATTCTCGCATCGAATACAAAACTTCATTTGTATCTCTATACCTTCTGAGGATTTCAAGTTTAAGCCGTCAAATTTTCAAGCCAGTGCCTGAGCATCAAGGGCAAGAGTTTCAAGTGTGCGATGGATCGGGCAACGGCACGTGCGGTCGTGGATTGTAGTATGGACACTGTACATCATAGAAATCTCTACATCATTCTTGTAGGTAAATCTAACATTTTGAACAGATACCAAGCCATCCGCACGGGGCGGATCTTGGTTGCTAACAGTATAGGGATTTGTAAACTGCTCGGCAATATAATTGTCCGTTACATCTACATTGCCTAGCGTATGTAGATAGGCAATAGTAATGATAGCGGCATCTGAAAGTGTAGCATTTGTAAAGGTGGCGATTGGCATCTCAGTGTCTTCGCCGTAAATCAGAGTCGTAAATATCGACATTGTTATAGTTAAAAAGAATCAGTATATCTTTAAGTTTATGACGAGCACATCAAGCACTCCTTCTCTTCTTTAGCTGAAAGCTCTTTGACCGGTGCTAACTCAGCCGCAGATGCAGCAGCGGGTTCAACGGTGAACTTCTGTGCCGATGCCACCGCCCGTGTGCGCAAATAGTAAATACCGGTCTTGAGCCCCTTGCGCCACGTGTAGAAATGCATAGACGACAGCTTGCGGAAATCGGGGTCGCCGAGGAACAAGTTGAGCGACTGAGACTGGCAGATGTACGGACCACGGTCCGCCGCCATATCAATCAGCGTTTTTTGTTTGATTTCCCAGACGGTCTTGAATACATTCTGGATATCCTCGGGCACACCGTCTACTCCAGTTACGGAGCCATTATTGCGAATGATGGCATCCTTCATTTCAGTTGACCAGAGACCGCGGGCAAGCAGCGCCTTGACAAGGTGCTTGTTGAGTACGATGAACTCACCGGCAAGGGTACGACGCGTGAAGATATGCGTCGCATAGGGCTCGATACACTCACAGTTGCCGAGGATTTGGCTCGTGGAGGCGGTAGGCATTGGAGCAATAAGGAGGGAGTTTCGCATGCCAATGCGGCGCACAGTGTTGATAAGCCCATCCCAGTCCAGACCTTCATCTTGAAATGGGTTAATATTCCATAGATCGGGCTGTAACTTACCCTTCCACGCTGGGGAACCGACAAATGTCTCATAGCGTCCCTCCTGAGCCGCAAGGTCGCACGATGACTCAACAGCAGCGTAGTACATATGGGCAAAGATACGCTTGTTCAACGTCGCCGCTTCAGGTGATTCCCACGCAAGTCCAAGCATTGCGAAGACGTCCGCCAACCCCTGTACACCCAAACCAACAGGGCGGTGGCGCTTATTGGAGCGCTCCGCTTCGGGAATTGGGTAGAAGTTGATATCAATGACCCGATTGAGATTCTTAATCACAACGCCGACGACCGAGCGGAACTGCTTGAAGTCAAACTCCCCGCCGCGCACAAATGCCGGTAGGCTCATCGAGGCAAGATTACAGACCGCCGTCTCATCAGCAGACGAGTACTCCAGAATCTCCGTACACAGATTGGACGACTTGATGACGCCAAGGTTCTGCTGATTGGACTTGAGATTTGCGGCATCCTTATAAAGCAGATACGGTGTGCCGGTCTCAATCTGCGACTCTAAAATAGTGAACCATAGCTTCTGTGCCTTCACCGTCTTACGTCCGCGTCCCGTCGCCTCATAATGCTCGTACAACGCCTTGAACTCGTCGCCGACCACATCCGCCAACCCAGGAGCTTCATTGGGGCAAAACAGTGTCCAATCACCGCCGGCATCTACGCGCTCCATAAACAGGTCAGGAACCCATAGGGCGTAGAACAGATCGCGTGCCCGCTCCTCCTCTGAGCCCGTATTACGCTTCATCATCAGGAAATCCTCAACATCGGCGTGCCAGGGCTCCAGGTACATGGCAAAAGAGCCATTACGTTTTCCGCCTCCTTGATCGACATAGCGTGCCGTGTTATTGAATACACGAAGCATTGGAACAATGCCGTTGCTAATACCGCCGGTGCCCTTAATGAGCGATCCAGTCGCACGAATGTTGGAAATATGGAGACCAATACCGCCTCCATACTGGCTAATAAGTGCACAGTCCTGTAGGGTATTGTAGATTCCACGAATAGAGTCCTCCTTCATAGCCAGTAGGAAACAGTTTTCGGCAACAATTCCTCCTACGCTATACGAATGGTCGTCCTCAATTCCAAGAGTATACACAAATTCGGGTTTAATGTCCAGAGGTATCTTGTCATTGAGTCGCATAAATGTAATACCATCAATAACACGGGTCTGTTTCCAACCGCTTACATCTGTCTCATTCTCAGAAATACGTGTATCATTGTAGAATTTTTTGATTTTTCCCGATACAATATGATAAGGAATATTCATACGACCAGTAGATTTCTTGTTATCGGCATGCATTATTGTAAGTGTAACTGGGATACCTACAGAGCGTGCTAAGTGAAAGATATCTTGGATAAGGGGAGGATTTGTAAGTTGGAGTGTAATATTTCCTTGCCTAGAAAGACACCCGTCACTTGATACTAGACCTGATAGGAAAGATTTGATACACTCATATGATAGACGATTAAAGAATGATGGTAGTCGCTTACCGTCAAACTTACATTTGAAGATGCTTTTGAAGATATGAGCGATATATAAGTTATTTATAGCCATTGAAACCATGTTATGCCCATCCCTATGGACAGAAACGTGACGAATGCCAAATTTCTCATACATAATCTTAGTTACAAAGTCGATAAGCACTTCATTTGTATTATGTGAGACAATATTAATAGAATGAGGAACCATTTCTCTGCGTGAATTTTTGCCATGTGATACACATCCATCGCCATACCAAATTCCCATAAATTCCATCATTTCCTCGTCAAATACCCAATAGCGTTTGAAGGATGATCCCACCTTTTCACTTGGATACTCGTTGCCGTTTGGCATACGACGGGTCCAGCAACTGTAAGGTGTAACTGTATCCTCATTATACTCAAACCGATATGAGATTTTGTTGCCGTCACCAGAAATAGTATCTAAAATAGTTTTTACATCAAATACATAGTGTTCATTATTTGTAATATCATTCTTTTTAGGAACTGCAATCCAGTCACCTACACGCAGATAATCTACAGTATTCCATGTAGGTTTAATACCCCATTTCTCTTGTTCATCGGAAAGAGACATAAGACGATGATTTTCGGTAACTTGAATGCGTGGTGTTCCAGCAGGTTTAATTTCATAGATTTTGCGTTCACCGAAGGGATTACGATGTAGTTGAACGACCTTTTTGATATTGCCTGTATGTGTTACAACTTCATCACCAATTTCAACATCTTCAATTGATTTAACGCCATTCATAGTATGAACTGGGGTTCCTGCTACAAAACACGATGAAAGTTGCGGGCGCTTGGTGCCGGAATTGAATAGCGTCGGTGTAGCGTGGGTGTAGAACTTCTGCGACATCAAGTCGTACGTCTCAAATGCGCGCTTCAAGTCCGTGCCCCATAGACCAAGGGCAACACGCATCCATAGATGCTGCGGACGCTCAACAACGCGACGGTTTGTATCACGAAGTAGGTAGGCACGCTCTAGCGTTTTGAGTCCGAAGTAGTCAAGCAGAAAGTCGCGGTCGTAGTGAATGTGCGACTCAATCAGCTCTGCGTTGTCCTTTACCAGTGTAACAAACGCAGGGTCGAGCAGGGATGCCGGCTCTCCCTTCTTGTCGCAAACGGCATCTAGCAATTCTACAAGGGAAAGCATAGTAGCGGGCGTATTCTTTTGATGATTGCTAATAGCAACCTGGCTGGCAAGGTCGGCATAGTCGGGATGAATTGTTGACCAGGAGTATGCAAGGCTTGCAGTAATATTATCTAGTTCGGTGGTTGTGATACCATCTACAATACGAGCCAGTACACCCTGTGCTACCTTAGTAGGGTTGACAGTTAGCCCCGCCGCTGCTTTCGTAATACGTTCCTGTACTTTCTCGAACGCTACATCCTCTTTGCGTCCGTCGCGCTTCACAACTTGCATGTTCTGTTCCATTGTTGCGAAATGTATCAAGGCATTTCGGACGCAGCCAAGAACTCAATTTTTTACCGCATCCCTAAACAAGATGGTGGCTGTAGCGTGGCTTGTATTTTCATTTACGGTATTTGCCGTTGCTCTCATAGGACTCTCCAACCTTAATAAATTTCGATTACACGAAGGATTTCAGGCAGCCGAGGATTTAGGAAACCAGCGTTTCTGGTTCAAAGACTGGAAGTATGATACATCAAAGGATAAGCTGCCGGTGGGAGCATCGGAGCCAGACCAGCTTTCACCAGGCGATGCGTTCTCGGTATCGACAGAAAAACTCCTATCGCCAATCCTCAAACCATTAGGTGTATTGGAGGCAGAGGCGGGTTGGGATAAGACAACGTCGCAGGTTTGTTACCAAACGGATGCGGGTGAAGTGCTAAAGAAGACCCGGAACTTCTTACAACGCACAAATAACTATCCCCGATCCTATCCCGATTCGTGCTCGGCGCCGTTCCACGAGTTTTTAGGTACGTTCTACGCGCCCGCAACGGGTGGAATAGGACAGACGCCGGCAAAGGGTACAAACTATCCTCGTAGAACCCAGTGTGCCAAGTAGTAGCACACCACAACACAACACACCGCAGCACACCGCTATCCCGCTGTTATTTGTATAGATACCACAGGTTCCTATACAAATCAAAAAGCCCAGTTCTATTCGGAGTCCACGCCGAGCCATCCTTCATCCACAGGCTGTGACGGCAGTTCCGAATCCGATTCGGACTCGGATACAAACAGCGCTTTTTCACCGAACCGCCCATCAACCCGCGCCGCCATAACATCAACCCAAAAGGACTCATACGCCGGCTGACCGACCTCCGCCCACCAACGACGATTGCGGATAACTGTGGTCGTAAACAGGTCGTGTACATACCAGACAGTTTCCTCCAGCACCACCAATCCTTCTATATTGTTCGGAACCCAGGCACAGCATTCGGCAAACCCTGCCTCCGTAGATGGAAATAACGGACTATAACGATACTCATATAGTTCAGGATCGTATTTCTCTTCCATTACGGTACCTGTTTCCCGCTCTACTGCTACCATCTTGGGCGGGGCGGCAACAACGTAGATTTTACCCATCCACGGATTCTTGGCGCTCACCGCTGCCGAATACTTCGCATCTTTACGCATCATTGACGTAAATCGCATCTCGATGTAATCGACCGCATCCACATCGCAGACCTCCGCCTGAAGCTGCATTTGGCAATAATAATCAGGTGGAATAATACCATTGAGCTCACGGGTGATGGGCGACTTGATTTCGACAAGGCGCCCGCACCGGGGTCCGCTGGTAATAACTCCATCAGGTGATGCAGCAAGACGGGGAAGAAACGGGTGCCGAATACGACCTAAACCATCAAATACATCACCTTCGGCGAAACAGCGTTCATAAAGGTCACGCACAACCGGCTCAAACCGCCAGCCCCATTTGAACGCAGACAACTTACCATCGGCATCAAATGTATAGACGGTTTGCGATGTTGCCGCCTGCTCGTGCTCATTAACAACTACAGGCGTTCCGCACTTCTTTGCCATTACAAGATTTCGGCTATTATCGGTTCCATACACAATATTGCCGAATTCGTGTCCAGTTAGAAGTTCTAGGGTTTCGTTGTGCCACATAGCAGATTTCTGCGCGGATTGAGGAAGTGCTTTGAGCCGCGTAACATTTTCAGGTTTCGCCTCCAAATTGCGTAAGGCAATTTCACGTTGAAACAGGAAATATTCGTAATAAACTGCGCGAAGGATAAGAATAGCATCGTTTTTCGCACGCGTAGATTTAAACGCCGTATCAATGAAGAATTTATTCGCTTCATTCATCTCGTGATCCATCCAATCGGTTAAATCGTATTCATCAACAAGAAGCGGCGGATCTGCTGTTATCCAATCATCCAACCATAAAATAGATGCGGAGTAAGGCATTCCTATATTATCAGACATTTTAATCGTTTCATGAATCGCTGGTACCTCGCTTTTTTGTTTGTCGATGTACTTCAATTTTGAATGAAGCCGAGTGCGTTGGATCTCCATCGCGTATTATTTTTAAACCTCTCACATTGAGTATTTTACCATCTTCATATACAATCTGTTGTTTTGTATTCAGTAATTTCGAATCATTTGCTTTAACAAGTGCCTTATTAAGATTATCCTTCTCCTCCACCGATAGTCCTGGATACAATTCTGCGTAAGTACGTAATTTTTGTAGGCGAAGTCCGCGTTCAAGTCGCAGCCACGGCTTTGTAGTCGACGCAGCGTGTGATTCCGCTTCAAAAAAATTTGTAAGCCGCCCCATAAGTGTAGTGGGCGGCGTCGGTGCTAATTCATTTACAGCACCAGATATATCAGGTATAGGTGGAATTGTAGCAGAGCCCGATAAATCAACCGATGTATGAATTGGAGGTGATGGTGGTATAATGGGTAATGGTGAAGTCGCACGCTTAACTCGCCGAGTCTTTACACGGAACATCTTATTATTATAACTTATGTGTCAAAGGTTTAGGACGACACGACATTCTTAGCGGTAAACTCCGAAAGGAAGAACATTGCCAACTATAGAATGGATTCGCTTGAAGCACGCTGGGATGCCTATGAAAAGGCAAGGCGGTTTGGCAACCCTGGTCTCCGTGATCCGACTGTGATGCCCCCAAGTTGTCCTATAGTACGTGTACGCAAGGAGTACAATGCGCGTGATGCGATTAATAGTCGTGCATGGGACTTCTTTCACGCTACTCCACCGACACAAGTTTCATCACATAATCTTGACCGTAGTCCTCCGGCATATATGGATATGAATCCGATTGCGTCTCGTACAAATACAGTTCAGTATCGTAATCAACCAGAATATATACCGAATCCTGAGCGCGGTGCGGCAACTGCAGAGGCTTTAGGCATTCCTCCTCCACCTGGTCCTATTACGCCTCCAGCAAAAGAATTATCAAAGAATCCTTATATGCAGCGCCTAGATGCTGAGGGGGAGGGGTCGCGTAATATTGTGCGTGAACTCAAATCCGCCGTGTATGAAGACAATCGCGACCTTTCTATAGACACGGATCGTTCTCTTACACAACGCCAGTTTCAGGATCGTTGGTTGCCACCGAAAACCGGTGTCGATATTCAAACACTTCAAGCGTATGAGCTGTTGCGACCGAAACAGGAT